AGGTGACGATGATGTTGTTGTTGTACCTTGGACTGCCACATTATTAAGTGCAGCGGCAGATTGCTTTACTTCATCATAGTCTTCCAGCTTGACAAGACCGTGAATCTCATGCAAGCTGTCCATAGAAGCAGCGATTTCGGACTTAGATCCTAGAGGTGAGGACTTAGGACGAGGAGCGGATTGGTCGTACTTCGGCCATTGCCCATCCATTTCTTTCACGATTTTGAAGTCGTGACCTTTCTCAACATCGGTAATGTCACCGAAGTCTTCATCAAGCATAGCACCAATAATCTTCTTGAAAAGGATCACTCCAATAGAAAGAATTTTAATGCTACCACCTTCACGTTCGAGAATATTCATGTAGTAACGAGCGCGGGGCTTGATCTGACGAGCAAGATCCTCGTCCTCTGAACGACCTGTTTTCCACAGAGCATAGTAGAGATCGCACATAGGGCAACTCTCTCCATGAATCTTGCGGCAGTGGGTGTTTTTTACATTCCCATCGGGTCCAGGAACTCGGTGGATTTTAGTCTCCGCATAGAATTCCTTCTCGTCATCCTTCCAAGGAAGAATGCGAACAGCATTACTGCCTTCGGGAATTTGGTAGAACTTCTGGAGGAAGTCTGAGTTGCTGTTCGCGCCAGCAGGGTTGTTAAGTTGTTCGTGTTTTGCCCGAAGGGCTTCTAAATCAATAGCCATAGTTTTTACTCCTTAGTGTGTGTAGTATGATAGTGTTGTTACTTGTAAAGTTTAGTCTCTTCTCGTTTATTTGCAGACGATTGCTGCAACATGTCTTTTTTCTGCTCAAGGGCTCGGACTAATCCTTTCAACATTTCGTATTTGAAAGTAGCATCATCCAAAGCGTTCTGCCTTACAGTATACTGATCGTCGGCAAACACTAGATCATCCAAGTCTTTTGCGGTGAGCTTTACAGAGGAATCGCGCTTGGCTTCTTTACGAAGCTTGGACATAAACCTAGTTAGCTGGACGCTGGCCTCACCTACCTTTCTTTTGGCGAAGCTCATCAATCCAAAGTAGTAGGAATAGATAGATGCTTGTCGAAACATCTCAGTTTCTACTTCAATTTCGTTAAATTGGACGAGAGCATCACTGATATCTTTATAGTTTTCCCAAGTAAAGTCTTCAAGGGATTCAATTAGTTCTTTCATAGTTAATAGTTGGATTTAGGTTTAGTGGGCGGTTTTTTCTGGTTAGACGTAAGTTTGAAGGTACTACTGCCTATCTGTATATTAGAGTCCTTGTCTACAGATTCTTGCTGTATTTTTGTTATATAATTTGGGTTTTTTAACATCTCCGAGGACGTTGGGGTGGGCAAGTTCTGTTGGGGAGATGGGAACAGCCTTGAGAATTGAGATGGGGTAACTAAATCCAGAATGCCGAAGTGCTTATCTTGAGCTACATAATCCCCTGGCTTTCCTTGTATAGAGCGGAATCTAGGATCATCTATATTATCATAAACAAGTCCAAAAGGAGTGCTAATTAAATAGAAGTTCTGTCCTACCGTAGTTTTTACAGGATTGCCAAGACTGGAGAATCCCCACCTACCGCCAACATAGGTTGAGATCCGAGTTAGGGACTTCTTAGGCTTAATTATATTATTCATACCTTATTTAGGTACTTGGAAGATAAACTTAAATAGTTCCTCGTTCAATCCTGCAAGTTGTTGAATCATATTTGCGGTGACGGTCGTTAGAAACTCATTACTCATCGGAGGAATATCCTCGTCATTACCTAGCCCGTAAATCTCAAAACCAATATGGCATATCTCATGCAGCAGAGTTCCACGGTAGTCCTCAATACATTGGTTAGGATCTATGGTAAGGGTGGATTTTTCAAACTCGACACAGCCATAAAGGTTGTCTTTGGTCAAGGCTTTTTGCTCAATCTTATACGTCTTGATTCCTGTGAACACTTCCATAGGATGAACAGGATGAGTTTTTTTAGGGGTCATTCCGCTTCTCCTGTGAACATTTCATCCCCTTCAGCCATCCGTAGTGTACTGTAATCAATGTCCATAGGGATTGCGAACCTATTCCTACCATTTCTAGACTTCATAACAAAACCTCTCATCTTGCCTTCATCATACTCTTCTTCAGTCTGGTTTAAAGAGAAAGCGAAATCACAAGTTCGAATCTTACCGTAGGAGTCTCCAAGCTCTGCGTCTGTAATAAACTTCACCATCTTCCCTTGTCGGTTGGTTTGCGTAGCAGTCCAGACAAGGAGGTTATGCTCCATAGCAACACCACGAAGCTCCTCAGCAACCCTCTGTTGCGCGTGATACTCTTGTTGAATATCTCTAGTAGGTCGAAGCAACTCAAGGTAATCTACAATCAAAAGATCAGGCTCAAACTCCTCATAGTTTTTAAGTTGTACCAAAAGGTTTCGGATGGTATTAATTGTAGCTTGACCTGTAGGGAACTCCTTGATAACAAGTTCACTCCCAGGAAACTCCTCCTTAAAGAGATCCAACCTCTCCTTTACCGTAAGTTGGTTAGCGGGATCTTTGAGTTTGCATTGAGGCACAAGGGTCATAATAGAATCAAACCTTTGAGCAATCTTATCCTCACTCATTTCACAAGAAACGTACAAGACCTTCCTACCTTCAATCATGGAGTGAACCCCCTGATTAACAAGATACAGGGACTTACCCACCCCAGGAGGGGCAACCACCATAGCCATTTCTTTCGAACCTAAACCCCCCTCTAGAGATTTATTGATTTCGGGTAGAACTGTCTTGTACTTATTCTCATTCTTCTTATTAAAGATACGATCCCAACGACCCACAATATCAGCGAAGTAATCTTGACCTGTATCTACATCCCGATTGATAAGCAAGGCTTGCTTGACAATAGCCTCGACCTCATCAATCCGATCCTCTTTGATTAGCAAAATGCTATCAGCAATCGCACTCTTCATCGCCTCTTTCTTAGCGAAACCTTCTACGAGGTCAAGCATATACTCGGTGTTACCCACAGTAGAGCTATCCACGTTGTTAATATAGGAAAGCTCATCCTCATAATCGGATGCATTCTCTCGGGCTCCCAGAGTAGGCTTCACATCTTGGATAATAAAATCATCCGTAGGAAGCTTCCCATACTTTTCGTAATGCTCCCTGACCTTCGTAAAGATCTTGGAATGAGAAGGGAACTCAAAGTACTCGGGTTGAACCAGATTAACAATCTGGAGGTAAAAGTCCTTGTTAGACTTTAAGAGGTAGAGAACCCCTCGTTGGATGTTCTCGCTGAAATCGTATGCCATGCTAGGTTGGTTTGTTTTTATTTGGTTTCGCTATATCTAATTTTTCGCTTCCGATGTCCTTGTAGCCCATCTTGTTCGCCCTATCATAGGCATCGGCGGTTAGTTTTCTAGATCTTTCTACCTTTTGTTTAGCCTCTTCGTGGCTAACCTTCTTTAACCCTCTAGAATCAGCGAACTTCTCCCAATTGATATTTGCAGACTTGTAACGGAAATTCTCATCATCCATAGCCTTCTTGGTCGTTTCAATACTTTGGTTGAGCCAACGGTCCCCACTCTTCTTATCATATCCTTTCTCATGGAATTTCTTATACCTACGTCTTACACTATGGAAGTCCATAGCTCCCCTGTTCCCAGCTTGGTTCCCCGTTCCATCGTCCTTAAAGGATATCGTTACGCTCTGCTTCTCATAGTACCTATCAGACAAATGCTTACACTTAGGACACTTAGTTCTAATAGGAGCTTTTCCTGCCGTACAATCCCTGTCCCACCAAATGTCACAGTCTCTACAAATCCATTCATATAATGCCATAGTTATTCTTCCCAATTAGGATCATTAAAATCAGAAAGTTTTCTAAACTTAGAAACTTCTTCTTCGATATCTAATTTGTTGTTGTTAGGATCAACACTCTCCACCTGCAAGTGAACAGGCATCTCCTGACTCGACTCCGAGTTCAAGTTCTTCTTCTCTCCGCATATGTCTTTCAATGTTTTCCTCCGTTAAAGGGATGGCTTGGAGGGGCTCATTCCCCTTAGAACCAGCACGATACACGGTCAACCCTTTAAGGTACGGAGCATAGTCCAAAGCTGCTTGAGAAAAACTCTCGGGGGTTGCTTCGGCTGGTAGATTAATTGTTTTTGAGATACATGAGTCGATATACTTTTGGATCGTCGCTTGTACTTTGATGTGTCCGTCAGGGGAAATGTCGTAGGCTCCGACGAAGGGCTTAAGGGATTTACCCTCCTCCCAATATTGTTGGAAGAGCGGGTCAATGACTAGCTTCTCCTTCCAGATGTTATTATATCTCCATCGCCTGTTATACATAGCGGAAAAGATTGGTTCAACTCCAGAGCTAACTCCATGAAGCATGGAAATAGTACCGCACGGGGGGATGGTGAGCATAACAGCATTTCGAATACCATATCTCTTGATAAGCATTCTAATACGAGCGGGGAGAGTTTTTGCGAAGTCCTCGTTAAGGTATTTCGCGGAGACAAACTCAGGGAAGGGGGTTTTATCCCTAGCCAAGTAGATAGACATCTTATAAGATTCATCTCGAATCGTAGAGAACAATCTCTCCAAGAACTCTAGGCAAGATTCACTACCATAACTCAAACCTAATTTAATAAGCATATAGTGGAGTCCAGTAACACCAAGCCCGATCCTACGCGACCTCTCTCCTACGAGTTTGCATTCCTCGGTGGGAAAAGTATTCACAGTAAGAACGTTATCTAAAAAGCGGATTCCAGTTCTGACAGTCTTTGCCAAACGTTTCCAATCGAGATCACTGCCGTCATCAAGTACCATGTTATTAAGATTAATATTACCCAAACAACAATTCCCATAAGACGGTAGGGAGATTTCACCGCAAGGATTCGTTGAATCCAAACTTTCAAAGTACGAAACATTAGTGTAACTATTAGCTAGGTCGATGTTGTAGATCCCAGGATCTCCAGACTCGACGGAGTTTTTCCAAATCATATCCCAAAGCTCTTTAGCTTTGATATCTCTTTGCCCAATCATCTCAAAGGAATCAGTCCAAGCCTCTTTATGGAAGTTCTCTGCTCTACAAAGAGCGTCCTCTTCATCCATGCCGAGGACACTAACAATTTCATGACGGTCTTCTTCGGCGTTTACACGGGCGAGGTCGTAAGAATGATACTCTTTGTTGTTGAATGTGAAGAACCAATCTTCATTAAGCTCGACTGCCTCAAGGAATCTGTTAGTGATGGCTACAGAGACATTGAAGTTATTAAGCTCTCCGTGGTCTAGCTTGACACTAAGGAACTCCAGTAGGTCTGGGTGAGTGATATTAAGGATACCCATGAGAGCGGTTCTACGATTTTTACCTGCTCGTACATGCTCTCCAACCTCATTAATCATTTTAAGAACAGAGACTGCCCCAGGAGCAGAGTTTTTTACACTACCAATGTGATCTCCTTTAGGTCGAAGCTTGGATACATTAAATCCTACCCCACCACCCGCGCAAGAAATGCGATACATGTCTTGAATGGTTTTACCAATAGAATCAACAGTGTCTTCAGGTACAATAACATAACAATTAAGCAAATTGTGATTGCCACGATTCCTACCTGCGCCATATATAATCCTGCCGCCAGGAATAAGATCACCTGATCCAATAGACTCGTAAAAAAGCTTTTCAATTTTTTCTTTATCATCATCTCTCTCAGCCGAAGCCATAGTTTTGGCAATTACTTTTGCCCTGTCTGCCCACTTAGTCTCGCCTGGATAGGCGTATCTAGTTTCAAAAATCTCTTGTCCAATGCCCTTTAGGGATGTGTTTGCCATAATATGTTACCTTCTCTTGATCTTAGTTGTTCCGCTCGATTTTATCATAGTTACGGTCTTCGCATTGTCCATTAAAGATTTGAGATAATTATTGTGTGTAATTACAAACAAACACTTCTCTTTCTTTAATTCCGACAATAGTATGTAGAGTCCGTCAAGACCTTCTTGATCAAGATTTTCAGCAACTTCATCGAAAAACATTAAGTTTGTCTTCTGATTATGTGAGATCCGCAAAAGCTCTTGTAAGCCTAACATTACAGAGAGGCTAATTTTTTTCTTCTCACCTCCCGATAGGGACATGTAGTGAATAATATTCTTGTTATGAGTAACAGTTTCCTTAAGGCTTTCGTCAAACTCTATAAAAAACTTACCTTGCGATAGATGAGAGAGGTAAAAATTTACTTTAGAATTAAAATAGTCTAGTACGTTTTTAATAATGTACTTTACAATACCTGATTCGGAAAATCCCTTCTCCCAAAAGCGCATAACCTCATACTTGCTATTGTATTCTTGCTTAATATCATGTGCTTCTTGAATCTTAGTAAGTGTCTCTTTCTTAATGTCCTCAAATGTCTCGGACTCTTTCTTAAGTTGGTTGTACTCAATGACCTGATGGTATTCAGAGGAACTGATTGGAACCTTTTTTATTTTGCTTAGGTAAGAAGCTCTGGACTCCTCTGAGGCCATGATATGATTGCGAGTCACTTGAATGTCATTGTTTATTTTCTTGGGGTGAAAGGGTTGGGTAGACGCTTGACCACATTTATCACAGACTTCAGTTTGATTAGGGAACTCTAACCTGTTAGTGAGATTCTCTAGACGCTCTAACTCAGCCTCTAGGTCTTTATCAATACCAGCAACATTCCACTCAATAGATCTATTACTTGTCTCAATATCAATAACCTCTTGGAGTGTTAGCGATAGGACTTCTTCTGAGTGCTTCCCTTCAACCTCCTTTCGTAGCTTCTCTAAATGTGTAAGCTGCTTGTTAAAAGACGTTAGGCTCTTCTCATGTTCTTGTATACCAGCATCCTGTCTCTTCACCACTTGGGAATACTCGGACTTCAAAGCCTTAACAGAATCCCTAAGGGAAAAGAGTTCATCCAGATTTAGGAAATTCTTTATGATTGTCCGCTTATCTTCGGGCGTAGCATTGATGAACTCAATGTTATTCTGCTGGCCGAACACAGTAGAAGCGAGGAAGACTTTATAGTTTACTTGTAGAAGCTCATCAATCAGAGCTTGAGTGTTCAGAGCATTGTCCCTAGTGAGTTCTTTATCTCCCTTGTGGACCTTTAGGTATACAGGCTTCTTACCCCGCTCGATTACTATGTCATCATTAATGGTAATCTTAACGGAACAGTTCTTTTTTTCTTTATTGTTAACGAGAGCTTCCTCGGTAGACTTCCTAATAGTCTTACCGAACAAGCCCCAAACAACTGCTTCAATTAATACACTCTTGCCTGAGCCATTGCTACCTCCAGTATCCTTATTGATACCTTCAAGTAATACAATGCCTTTATACTTATCGAACTTAAATTTTACATCCTTTATGGAGTAAAAATTATTGATTTCTATCTTGTTGAT